AAGAACTCCAACACCACCAAGACCCTTGGCGAGCTGTGTCCAACTCATACCCGAAAGCTTTCCTACAGCTATAGTCAGAATATCGACAGATGTGGCCAATAGAATCATGGACCCAGCAATAAGCGGCATCTTGAGGAACCCACCGGTAAGACTGATCTTGTTCAGAAGAGCCATGGCGCCAAGAAGCTCGCCCATAGCTATCATGACTCCGGATAGAGCCTTATCCAGCTTCTTCTCATCGATCATCGACATTGCGACGATCGAAGCAGTGAGAATCCCAACTGCGGCAGCTATCTCGAGCAATGTGGCAGCTTTGATAGTCTGTTGCATGGACTTGAGAGAACCTGTCAAAGCTTCAAACGAGCCACTGACACTCTCTAGAATCCCACCACCGAGAAGACCCTTGAAGTTACCGCTGAAGAACTTCTTGAAGACCAGATACATGCCACCAAGAAGACCCGTACGGATAACGTCAAGCAATCCCTGCCAGTTTATGCTCTGTAACGCATTGCCAATCTGAGTACCGAGATTCTGAAACTCAGTGGCGATAGCCTGGAACCCTGGCTGCAACTTGGTCGACACATCGCCGACACTTTGCCAGAAGTTATCCCAAGCGAGCTTCGCTCCAGCAAGAACCTTCTGTAAGGGACTGAGAGCTCCAGCCATTCCGCCGATTACACTGGAAAATCCCCCGGAGGTTTTTGAGCCAAATCCACTGAAAAGATCTCCAATGGCGGAGGCCATCTTTTCCAGGAACCTAATCGGCGTAGCAAGAACCGATCCAAGACCGACAAAGAAATCATGAAGCTGGTTACCACTCTTCAGAGCTTTATCTACCGAGACTAGGAAGTCGCCAATGTTCCCGGTAAGATTTAGGAAGCCTCCACCACCCTTACCAACTGCAGCAAAGAGCTGACCAAAGACTGTAAATATACCGCTGATAAGTTGCTTACCAATATCGAGAATCGCAAATAGACCTGCAAACGTACGCTTTAGATTGTCAACGGTCTGTGCACTGGGCATAAGCGACTTCATGAAGTTGTCAAATGCCTGTGTCATCTTGACAAGCTGCTGAGCGGTCTCAGGCGGGAATATCTCTCGGAAAGCGGCCTTGATAGGCGCCATCACTGCTCCGAGATCTTTCCAAGCCTGTTTCAGTCCGTCGATCAGAAGCGTACGACCGCCAAGCTTGGCCCAGCCCTCAAGTAGCCTGTTCAAATCGTAGATAGGCTTTGTGAGGGCGTTCTCAGCGACATTGTGAATCGCGCTGAAGAGCTTGGTCGCACCATTGATATCGCCAAATATAGTCTTGAAGATAGCAGCCCATGCAGTAGCCACTTCCTCTTTCAAGGCCTGTGTCAACTGCGTCATCGTCTTGATGTTAACTGCTGCACCTGAAGCTGCTTTGGCTACCTTCTGAATATCAGCTATCTGAGCTTGAGTATAACCCTCGGCTTTCAATTGAGCCGTGGTCATGTCTCCAGTAAAGCCTTTAAGCGTAGTCGTAAGGACCTTGCTGGTAAGCCAACCACTCTGCAATGATTGTCTGAACGAGTTACCTGAGTGCGTCCATTGATCAAAGGTCTCGCCCACCTTGGCGTTCTTGATGGTGTGCATAGCGACACCTGTGTCATACAGGGCCTTCTGAAACACCTTGCCACCCATACCAGCGTTGACTACCGAGTTCCAGTCCTGCAATCTTGTAGTACCGGAGGCGATAGCCTGTGAAAGCTGATACATCGCTGTAGAAGCCTGCTCAGAAGTTGAGCCGGACAACGCAGCCAGGTTGGCGATACCCTTGATCGATGCTGTCGACGTCTTCAGATCCACACCGGCAGCCGTGAAGGTACCGATGTTCTTCGCCATCTCGGAGAAGTTGTAAATCGTCTTGTTCGCGTAAGTGTTCAGCTGATTCAGGGACGCATTGACCTGATCCAAGCCTTTCTTACCTGTAAGACCGGTGTTCGCCAGAATTGTCTGAACAGCATTGATCTGAGTTTCGTAATTCTTGAAGCCTGCAACAATAGGATCAATTGTCAGAGATTTGGCAAAGCTAAGACCAGCGTTAACAGCCTTGTTGACGATATTGGTAAGAACCGTAAGCGCAACGACAGAAAGCGCGGAGAACTTACTCTTGATAGCGTCGATAGCTCTTGCTATAGGATTGAGGTCGACCTTGTTCGCCGAGGCACTTACATCGTCCAAGCCCTTTCCCGCATTCGGGAAATTCAATGCTGCTTTCAACTTGTTCAATGCATTGATAGCCGAGTTCACACCAGATTCGAACTTACTGGATTCGAAACTCATTGCTACGACTTTGTCGTCAACAGTAGCCACTAGACTTTGGTCACCTCCTTCCAAGCTTCAGCCGCTATTCGGTCAAATATAGGTCTTATCGCAGGCATGATGTAATTTCGCCCTTGAACATACCCGCCAGTTCCGGTGCCGTGCCCATATTGAATGAGAACAGCTATCGGTTTGCCCTCATGAACATTACGATTATGCCAACGTATTGAGTAATATCCTTTACGCTGTACGATTTCGTAATACCAAGAATCTGCTGTCAGTCCACTACGCCTTGGTGTAGCATTTGACAACGCGTTCACACCTAATGTGCCATACTTATTCAGAGTAGCGTACAAATTATCGTGACTGAGATGTCTCAAATATCGTTCCGTATTATTGAAAGAACCTCTCTGTGTGATTTCAATCCCCATACATCACCTTACGCGGTAAGACGAATGGATACAGCACCGGAGTCACTGGGAGCTCTATGACTGGACGATGAACCATACACATACGGCAAACCATCTAGGGGGGCAGTTTTTCCTCCACCAGCAAATCCACCCATAACATCAGCTGCGCCACTGGGACTATCTATAGTTGTATTACCGCCTGGACCATAAACTAGCGTATCACCAGGATTGTATGAACCTCGTCCACCAGAGGTACCTGCATTACAAGTAACTGGTGGTGAGCCATACTTACCTACACCTCCAGCGCCCCCACCCCCACCTTGACCAATGGTCCCATCCCAGGTACCGTCAACGCCAGATGTTCCAGCAACACCAGGGCCAGTTGCAGAAGGTGTGCCAGCGACTCCACCCTTTCCTCCACCTCCTGGTGTAATACTGTTTCCCACTCCACCGTCGCCACCGTTAGCTTGCGTAGGGACTGTTACGGAGTTTGATTGGACCCTCTTACCGCCCTTTCCTCCTGAGGCTCGACAAGTAGTTCCGTTAAACGAGGAATATCCTCCATCTCCACCATCAGTGGTGACAGCTGGATTGTTTTGATCCTCCGTTCCTAAAATTCCCCCGGAGCCAATCACCACTGGACATGAAGCAGGTAGCGCAGATAACAATCCCTGAACTCGGTGAAGACCTCCGCCTCCTCCTACTCCACCAGGGCTTCGAACTAGAGTACCGGTATTGGCAGTATTGATACCCCCACCCATACCACCTCCACCACCAATGCAGATCACATCGAAATTAGTGTACCCCATGGCAATATACTTAGTCGGATCAAAATTCTGATTCACTATGAATTTTATCACTATTGGATCTGGGCGAACTAGACTTCCTGCGAGTTCAAATCTCATTTAACGCACCAAACCATCCACCATAAATTCAAACCCAATATCCGATGCGCCAGTACTAGTAGCATAGGTATTGACTTGCACGATGTTTGGCGAAGTTAAATATGCTAGAACAAACCCACCACCAGTTAATAATACGCTTGCTGATCGCACTACCTTAAACCCATGTATGTAAACATTATATGAACCAACCCCCGCTTTAACTACACTAAAACCCGGCCCACTAGTCGCGTTTATTGTGCCATCAGGATTGACAACTCCTGTAACAATACGAGATCCATTGCGAACTTCTCGCTCTTGAGTTCTCATGCTGCCACTCTCAGATCAATTTGATGTTGAGCCTCTAGAGCATCGAATGTAGCAAACAAATTAGCTGCATCCATAGCTTCAATATGATCTCCAACATTCTTTGGAGATGGAGCCAAAGTTTGCGAAGACTTATTGTACAGTTTAATAATGTCTTCAACAGCCAACGCATAATTGCATATGAACACGCCATCAGCATGCCCCGTAAACACTTGAGCACCCCATGTAGAAGTCCCAATACGAAGACCATTGGCACCCATAAGAGTAACTGCATTCATAACCGCTGATACAGTCGAAAGACGTCCATCAATATAAAGTTTACGTTTCACACCATCAACAGCATTATTATCCTCAACTACAACCAGAAAATGCCACAAACCATCTGCAACAAAAGGTCCAGTTACTGTATCACTACCATTGGTGAAGAAAACTGAGCCATTTGTTATCCCCAAACGAATATCAGCAACACCCAATGCAGTACCACCCCAACCAACAATCGTGGATCCGGCAGTAGATGATGATTTAATCCAACACCCATATGATCGTGTATTCAAAGCAGATGGCAATCCGGTATCTGTTGAAGGCAACGATTGAGCACCGTTGAAGCCATACGCATTCCCAGTACTACCATCTGGACCAGCTACACTCACAGCATTACCCGGATTAGTCAATGCTGCACCATTCGAGCCTTCATCTCCAAGCGATCCACCTGAGAAATTGTAAAGACGCAACGGCTGAGTTGAGAAATCAGCAGCAACCAATGTCGCACCACGACGACGCCTACGAACATTGATCGAAGAACGAGAAGGAACAGCAGCAAGCGTATGCGGAATCTTTGCACAATATAGATTACGAATTTGGTCTTCATTAAGAACATCCGCAGTTATAAATGCTTCGTCTACACGACCCCAATGTTGAAATTGTCCATTAGTAGAGGCATCTGCTCCACGATTACCAATATTCAAAGCCGAACCACCAGGAAACAGCGATGGAAATGGCATTGGCACAGACGCTTCATGAATACCATCTACATAAACTCTAATAACTGTGCCATCGAAAGTACCCACTCCAAAGTGCCAACGATCATCAGCTACATCACTGATTCCAGAAAGCGCAATACTATTCGCAGTACCGTCCTGGCTCCCACCTACGTTCAATTGATTAGTGTTATTAACAAATAATGAATAACCCTGTTGGCCATTAGTACCATACTTATCGACTAGCATCCCAAACGTAGCTCGTTTTGCCGTTCTGAACCAGCAACCCCATGTTCCAACTCTGAGCCTAAACGGATCATTGGCTCCCGTGTCGGGAATATACAATGCTTGGCCTGCATTACCTGAAAATTGCGCAGCTGTATTAGCTCCACCATTAATCCCTACTGCAAATGGTACTGCACCTTTGTTGTTGAGATTACGACCATTACCACTTACATCATTGAGATTTGAAAGATTCCACAATCCGAGAGGTGCCGACAATCCCATGTTCGTGAAATCTGCAGCTGTAAGTTGACGACCAGCGCGAATCTGATTGATGATACCTACATCAGATACAGATATAGCGTTAAGTACAACAAGATCTGATCCAACCGGACCCTGAGGACCGGGAGGCCCTGTCACACTTCCCGCGTTAATCTGTGTACCATCATGCTTGGTTAGAATAAGATTGCCACTACCATCGACATCACCATCCACAACCGAGGCAGCTTCAATCGCCAACATTCGGTCAGCGGTAAGACTTGTAACTGTAGTCATTTCACCTCCTCAGTCTGGATTTGTGGTAGAGATCTGGTATGTGGTCACATCCAAATATACAACATTCGCGTTATCTATCTGGAATGTAGTAGGATTGATCATAGTAATATAGTTATCACTGACATCTATAGCTTTCCACGTACCATCATTGTTATCGACGATGACAAGCGAACCCAGAGAAGCAAAGAGATCTAGAAGTTCACTCATTGACGGAAAATATGGATCACTATCTGCTGACCCATAAAGAATATCTTCTAGACCTTGCAGCGTTTCCAAAGGAGTATCAGTGGAATCGATAGAGACATGAACTGTAGGCCTATACTTGCCTGTCCTTGGAGGAGTCCCACTCAAAGTCCAAGAAAACTCAATTGGATTAAGTGTTTTATCAGTAAGTGTATTGAATGTGACAGTATCAGGATCAGCTACAAGATTATAAAGCAGATGAATCTTGTAACCATGATCTGCACCATCTAGATCATTCCCCACTCTTGTCCGATAAGATAGATTGAAACTTTTGGATGGCTGATCATAAAAGAGCAATCCATCGGAAGCAGAGATAACTCCATTTAGTTCATCGAATTCTTCAGGATAGGTAAATGCTTTGAGTTTGCCGGAAAAATCCCCCGGAAGAACATTGTCCAAATACTTTACACCGTCAAGGTAAAATGATTTGATCTCTACGGTAGAAGTCTCTTCCACAGAAGTAATGCCGTTCCAAGCTATTCCCGAACCATTTTGCAAATAGAGAACTCCACGATCAACACCAGTTTGATAAGTTCGTTCACCTACTTTGTCCCAAACAAGAATCGCCATGTCACCCCCTTTCATCCAGTAGTGTTAAACTGGGCTCTACGTTGAGCATTGAGTTCTCTGTTCTGAGCTGCGATCTGTGAGCGACTCATCTTCTCGGGCTTAGCCTGCTTAATGTTGCAGACTCTGATCAAGGTGAACAAACGATTGAGATGCCATCTCTCACATTCGAATGGAATGTTGAAAGCAACCATCCAATAGTAAATAATCTCTGAAGTGATCACCTCTCGACTCGTAGAAGGCCTTGGCACCTCGCGAAACCAAGTGGCAGTCATCTTCGCATCGATGTATTCGTTGATTTCTTTGATGTTACTTTCAGAGAGTTTCTGGAAAATTTCCTCTGGAACTTCAGGGGTCAACGTCATAGCCTTGATGTAGCCAACAACTTCATCGATTGTCTTCTCTGAGTTGTTCAAGAAAGGCTTCTCATAGATTGACTCCCATTTTGACAGTGAGACCAAAGAATGCTCTAGCTCCAAAACCACATCGTCTCGAGTGGTGAATTCTTGACTCCGTTCATCGAACATCTCGACACCTGGAACTACAATAGTGAGCATCCTCTGGCCTCCTGTCTGGCCCCAATCACCTCCTTCTAATAATCAAACGTCCAGTCGTCATCTCCCTCGATGACATGACCAGCCTGTGGTTCAGCCGTGACGTACGAAGACTGGCCAGCCGTCATTGCAGGCTGAGCTCCTGCAACTGCGTCGACATCGTTGATCTTCCAGTCCACACCAGCAACTGCCGGAATCGTAACTATATGGGTAGCTTGAACATATGTCGGAGCGTTGGCTCCAGTCAAACGCACAACAGTAGGTGCGGTGCCACCGAACAGAGCGATGACTTCATCCGGAAGAGGAAGCCGTGCTTCAACCCCACTTGTTCCGTACAGAATGTCTTCCAGATCAGCCAATGTCGCGGCATCGACCTTTGTCGAATCGACAGTCACCAGAGCAGTCGGCTTCAACCCACTTGTACTGACCGGAACAGGCGAGGTGGTAATCGTCCAGCTGAATGAGATCGCAGCTGGCTGATCGTTGATCGTGCCATAGGCTCGATCCGATGGAGCCGCCTGAGCTCCGTAGATCATATGCAACTTGTACCCATGGTCTGTCCCATCAATGTCGTTACCGACACGAGACCGGAAACTCAGCCCAAAGACCTTACGACTCTGCTGACCAACCGTCAAACCAGCCTCGACGACAGCCGTACCGTCACATTGGGCGAACTCATCCGGGTAAGTAAATGCATCGATCGTCCCACCAAACTCCTCGGCGGCAATCAGATTCAAGTACTTGATGTTGTCTGCATACTGCGGGTTTGCGGCAGCACCAGATGGAGACTCTGTAACAGTCACGAGACCATTCCAGGCAACGCCAAGATCGTAAGCGCCAGTTTCGTCTGGAATATAGAGGACTCCGTGGTCTACACCTGTTTCAAACAGACGCTCACCAACCTGATCCCATTTCAGGGGTGCCATTCGTTTCCTTTCCCTTAGAAGAACAATCTGTAAACATCGTGGTTCAGGTTATCAGCTGTAAAAAACCGATTGTATAGACACATCGGCATCGAAGCCACTTTACTTGGAATAACGCTATCAGGGTCTCGATCAATTACCGTAACCACATACCTCAAAGTGTTATTATACGGAATATCATCTGCAAACTTTGTCTCCGCATAATCACGTTGGTAGATAATGCATGGGTATTCCAGAGCTATGTTCTCTGGAGGCTGAAAATATACATTATCAGCAAACGACGTGAGGATTTCATGGAGCTGCAGGCGTGGGGCCATTATATACCTTCCCTAGTCGCAGCAGCAGGCGAGGGACCTGGACTTCGACACTGTCAATAGTCCATAAAGTCCCCGCCCATTCCACGTAACGAATAGCAAAGAAATGTTCATTGGCATACGCATCAGCCACAATACTGATCGAGTTTTGAACACTGAGATCATCGTTGAGAAATTGTCCTTCACGAAGTTCCCTTGAATTACGAACGACATCACCATAATATGGGTATTCAACAATCTCATCAACCCACACACCAGGTGCGGATTCTACGTTTTCACCATAGCCAACTTTGCCAAAGAACCTTGCCATCGAGAACCTACCTTTTTGCTAGTTCTCGTTCGTAAATGTCCACTCGTCGTCGACGTTGTTCTCGAAGTAATGGCTTGCGTCAGCCGGAACAGCGTAGATCTTGAGCGACTGGCCAGAAGCCAATACAACCGGAACAGCAGTGGTCACAGTGGCGTTGGTGTCTGCCCGCTTGTAAGTTGCACCTGCAACCGTGGGCACAGTGATCGTCGTCCCGTCAAAGGCAGGCTCGGTCGGAGTCACAAGAACAGCTGATCCAGCAACTGACATGAGAACCAGAGCAGAACGAATCTTCGTAAGGGCACCGGAAACTCGAGTCTCCAGCAGGTACTTGTACTGGTTGTAATCGATGTCGAAGAAGTCGAAGAAGTTGACTTCTCCACCCGCGTCAGTACCAATCGTGTAATCCGTCAGGTTCACGACGATACCGAGGAGATCAGGCTCATCTTCCAGAGCCTGACATGCGACGATAGCCGAAACGCCCATCTCAGAGGCGATATCAGCCACCGTGTTGTAGATGCGACGTCCCAGCGTGTCACGAACAAGCAACATGGTCGTGATAACCGGCAACGTCGTGTAGAACGTCGGTGAACCCGAGCCCTTGTAGAGCCGCATTGACCGAATGACCTCGTCCACGAGCTCGGACGGGCTTGATTGTGCGTCAGCGAGATTGACGTTGACCGTTGCAGCATAGAGGTCGTCGTCATTCATGATCGAACGAATGCCAGCTCCCTGAGGAGCGCCAACTGGATCCAGAATATGATCCTCGTCAGCTGGATCACGACCGTCACCGATGAGAACTGCTCGAGCAAGCTCCTCGTCCAGCATGAGACGCATCTCACCTTGGAGCCATGTCACAACATTGAAGTCCGTAATGTCGAGAATATCGTCACGATCCAGTTTCTGCTTCTTGTAGATCGTGGTCGGCGTGGTGATACGCTTGGACGCGCTGATGAACTCTTCCTTCTTCAGATTGCCCTTGATGTATCCCTTGGCACGAGCTTCGTCGAAGGTCAGATCAGCGACCAGCGACTTGATGCGGGTGAACGGCGACTTCCTTGCTCCACCGAGGACACCCTTGACCCACTCAACCCGTCGACTATCGAACTCCGGCGTGTCGGTGATAGTGCGAACTTCCGGGAAGAGAACATCAATGTTCTCAATACCGTGCTTGAGGGCATAAGCCTCTACAGCCTGCTTCAACGAACCGATGCGCTGAGCGTCTGCGAAGATACCCTTCATAGCGTCATGAGTAAGGGTGTGGTTCTCCTCCTTCTTGGCACCCGTCTGCTCAAAGACGTTGCGGGTCATGCGGCGTCCTTCCTTTTCATTGTCGTCGTGGACCAGTTCCTTCTTCCCCGACTCATCGTCGGAAGAATGCGATGCATCATCGCCACTTTCACCTTCGAGCGCTGCGCCGACCATGTAGTGAACAACGGCCTGCTGCTCAGGCGTCATCGAATCGTAGACCGACTGAACCGTTGGGCTGTTTTCAACGTCGTCCTCAACATCACCAGTATCCGCAGGATCACTGGCAGAGCCATCAGCATGGTTGAGTTCCAGACCTGTGTAGATAATGGCCTCATCTTCCAACGTGACCACATCACCATCTGCGTGTGCGATCGAAATGTTGTCGATAAGAGCACCAGGATTGGCTCCCGATAGAACCAGGCTTACCTCACGAATGAAACCGTGAAGAACCGCCTTCGCCTTCTCAGTCAGCTGATTGGCATAGATAGATAGAGACGTGATGTCCTTGTGACCAACCAAAGTCTTGGCATTCTTCGCAGCATCCGTGTCATTGAAGTAACCGTAGACGTACACACCATCGTCACGGTTTTCCAAAACTCCATGACCGAGAACATTCCCCGGTTCACTGTGAGTATGTTGCCAGACCAGTGGAACAGTCGTCTTGTCCTGATGCGCAAAGGCATCTTTCATGATCGTTCGGCCGTCTGAACACTTGAGACCAGCCTTCGTGGCATAGCCGCTGAAGTCAGGCTTGGCCTTCTCTTCCATTTTGAATGCTCTCTTTCAGTTTTGGATCTCGGCCTGTCAGCCGTTCTTAAGAGCTGCCACTTCCGTTACTAGAACCATTACCATTAGACGAACCAACGCCAACAGGTTCCGCATCTGGTGAATTTGGTGAACTAGATACTTGTGAGAAACCGGAAGGTGTCTGACCTCGAATATTGCTGTTTATCAACTTGTCTGCCTTCGGATCCTTGGCTGGTCTAATTCCAATGATCTGTCTGATTTCATTTGCAGACAAGATTTCGTTACGACTAAACACATCTGCAATCTTGGCAATGTTCTCAATCGGAATCAACCTGAACGGATCGCGGAAATACATAACCGTTTGCTGTTGTGTCCGAGCAGTCTTTGTCAGGAACGAACGAGACATTGCTTCAGTAATGGCTTTGAGCGTTGGCTCAATTGTCCGGTTCCAATAATTCAGCATTGTCTTCTCGTCAGCTGTTCCATTCATTACCGCATCAGTCAAACCGAGTTGACTGTAGAGCATGTTCGTCAAATACTCGATTTGAGTCAAGAGATTGTTCTCTGCAGGACGATTCAGCTGAGTGATTCGTTCAGTTCCATCTGTATAGGCAATACCGTACTGACTACCTTTGAGCTGAAACTCGATGTCTTTCCGACGCTGCTCTGCTTGTTGACGACGAGCCTCTGACTTGATCACATATGGGAGCTGAATGATGAGATCAAGTTTCCCAGAAGCAGATTGATCATCGACAGCATCCAACAAATTCAATTTGTAAAGCAAACGTTGAAGAGTCGAATTCGGCTCATTCATTACAGAGAACAAAGGATTCTCAACGATAGCCACTGAAGTTTTCGGAAGGGTAATCTGTTGCCTGATACCAAGAGCTTCGTTATACAACCACACTTGCACATGCTTGGGATACCATTGCGTAATCTCGCCAACACGCATGGTTAAAATATCGTACCCGCCAGGATTCATACCTGGATCAATCGAGGTATCGACCGGAACAATCGCAACGACACCTTTGTCAAATATAGTTAAAGCTACATCCAAACGAAAAGCCTGAGCCGCTTGATCGATGTTAGCCTCAACGGTAAGACAATTGTTCAAACCACTGTCCATGTCGTCAACATACCGATCTTGATCATCCATCCGAACGTGACGCATGTCGATCGAAGCACAGTCAATCCCAAGACGCGTATAAATCGACGAAATAATCGAGCGTTCATTTGGGATCCGGAGTCTTGTTCGATCTGGCCTATACGCATAACCTGAGCCAACGTCTCCATTATTACTGTTACCATTAACGCCAAAATTTTTAGATTCTTGATTTCGATTCGAGAAGACGTTCCAAGCGTGTTTCAAACTTGCGCCAAATCTCAACGAATTTCACCTCCTTTCCCAAAGATCACTCGAATGCCTCCTTATTGGCCTTGTATGCAACATAAGCATCCATAAGAGCAGCAACATTGTCGATCTTCTCATCTTGTCTCTTCTTCAAGAGCTTACGATTCCCGTTAGTGTCTTCCAACGTAATCGCATTCCCCATCGCAAAGGACATGAGTGACTGATCAAAGATAAGTAAGCGTTCTTCACTCAGAATTTTGAGTTCGCCTAGAGGAACTGATTCGGTCTTGGCCCCTTGAATGACTTTCTCAATACCAAACGATCCATTCTCCGCCTCCCAACGAGTAACAAATTCTTTAGCATTGTATGGGTCGAATCCCAAGGTCCGAACATCATACTCAGACGTCTGAACAAATTGATCCAGATCTTCATACACTTCCATCATGTCAAGAACACTGCCTTCTAGGACATGAAGGCTTGCCTCGTTGATAAACTCATCGTACTTCGCGCGCATGGCTCCCGGAAGTTTCATCAATGTCAGAGACGTGATGTAACTCCGAGTCTTGACTCCAAACTTCTCGCTACCTAGAGGAAAGAGGAACGTGAATGCACAGAAGTCATCACCTTGAGACAGGTCGGCTCCGAGAGAACACGGCATTCCCCAAAACTCACGCAAACGATGTGGAAGAGTCTCTTCGTATGTGAAGAAGTAAGTGTAACCCTCCATTGGAATTCCGAAACGCTTGGCAAGGATGTCGTTACGTGACGCTGGAGCTTTTTCAGCTCTTTCGACGTCCAGTTGATAAGTCTCATACGAGATCGTCGCGCCAAGATTTGGATTTGCCTTCAGCCAAGTCGATGGATCGGCAACTTCTTCAAGTTCATCAAGTTTGTAATGCCAGATCGAAACATGTGGCGCAAGGTACTCGCCCTTGAGTATGTCAGCAAGTTCCATTTTGATAGTATCGCCTGAACCTGCTCGAACAGTTCCTTCCGAACTAATAGCTACAATTAAATAGTCTTCTAGTTTCGACGCTCCTTGTTCAACTGCGCCGACAACGTCTTCTCGGAGATCTCCTGATAGCCATTCATCAATGGTAGAGATCTTAGGGCGGAGACCTTGTAATTTATTGATTGCCATCGGGCGGACCTCAAGCAGTGAGCCCGTGAGAAAGTTCTCAATTCCCTTCTTGGTTGCGGCAAGCTTGACACGATTGGCCCTCGATCCCGTCGTGTTCTGCAACGATCCCTCTGTCAAGAACTTGAACAAAGGTCCTCGCGCGCGCGTGATAGCTGTACGAAACGGGGACATGACTTCGTCCGCTTGTTTCATCGTAGGAGCTGTCGTAATCTGATGTGTAGTCGATGTATCTACATTTAAAAAATAACTTTGAATCAGCGAAGCATACATCGATTTGGCTGCGCCTCTCGCAACTATCAGATACTGCTTTAGGATTAGTCGCTTCTTGACTGTTCTGTGCTCGTAGTGCCCACCATGATGATCTTTGGTCGGTACATAGACACTTCTCTCGACGAAATAGTACCAACCAAAAATCTGCTCTGACCAGAGTTTGAACGAGTCCAGAAGATGTAAATCCGAGCCATCTGTTAGTGTCAACTCTCCTTCACAAAAGCGGATGAAACCTTCTACCGCTTTATCGTCGTAGTAAATGTTAGGGTTAGCGATGAGCGAGTCAATTCGATTCATCTCCATAGAGATTTCACGATTTACTGGAATGTCTCCTCTGAGAACTGCCTCGCGAAACAGACCGTAATAGATCGGTACCGCAGTATTAGACAGGCTCATGCTAACCCCCTTTCCCATCAAGCAACAGCAGCAGCTATACCAACACCCTTAATCAAATGCTTTATTACTTTCCTGCCCTTTTCGGATGTTGCCAGCTTTGTAGCTTCTTGTAAAGACTGCTTTCCCTGCGGAGTCTTCATAAAATTCCCCACAGCCTTTATACCTTTTTCATAGGTGGTTTGACCAACTCCAGACCTATTAATCTGTTGCTCAAGATTGGTACGATTGACCAACTGCTGCAACTCATTGGTAGAAAGAGCATGCGTGCCACTACTCTTAAGTTTCTGAGTTACTATTTGAGCCGCGACTGCATCTGGGTGAGCAGGAAGACCTCGACCACCCTTGGTCTTGATCGTGGTTTTCACATTAGGGTGCGATTTGGTTTGGACCGAGACTTCTTGCTTTGCAACGCGAGCAGCACTTGACTTACTCGCCCTTCTTTCCTTCCTAGATGCACCCGACCCACTCGATCCACTCGGATCACTTCTACGAACACCCCACTTCATACCCTTGATCCCATGATGCTCAAGAATATGATCCACTACCTCTTTACTGGCTAGTGTATCCATTTAAGCCGCTCGTCCTTCCCAGGGCCACCAGGGATAATCTGGATCAGAAGGATCCGGAGGTGGATCTGGATCGACCCACCCTGTCTCCTCGCGATGAACATTGAGCCGCCACTCGAGCTCTCTTATCTGATCTTGAAAGGCAGCAATTAGATATGATGTAGTCGGCGGATCAAACATCAGACGTACGCGCAAATATACGTACGTCTTGACCGAATTGTACTGAAGATCAGTATCGTCGATGAAATCTACCCACTCTGCAGTTTCATCCTCGATCATGAAGCCCTCGGCCGGGCCAACTCCCAATTGGGTTAGAGTAGAGAATGCAGTATTGATATGAGTGATAATATCGTGATCAAATACTGTATAATCTTCCAAAATCCCGAGAATTTTCTTTGTTCCGGTGAGAATACTAGTTATCAACTACTCACCCCCTTTCATGGGTGCCTATTTAGGCAAGTTGGTAAAAGCCGCGATAGACTTCCCCTTCTCGCCTCCATTCCACGACGTTTCGTTCTTTCTCTGCCATGTATGCGCAGGAGTTCCATCCTCATACCTCACAAACACTTCAAGTGTTCCTGTGGCATTGAGTGTGGCAGAAATTCCTGCTATCTTCTTTGGATCTGAACTGGCGAACTTACCGCCGTCCTGCCAATCGGTTTCGCCCTTTCTTTGATACCTGTACCAAACCGTCTTCTTGTCTTCACCAACCCACCAAACGTGAATTGTTCCTCCATCAGACACAGCCGAGGTAATCAAATCTGTTTCCTCCTCTTGCATAGGACCAGGACTAGGCGATCCCCCACGAGCCATGTCGAGTACACGATCCATAGGGAATCCTGAACCACAATCGGTATGTCCACCACCAGCGGATCCAAGATCTACATGCTGGCAAACACCTCGCCCAGATCCCTGTGCCTGAGAAGCGTTCAACCTTGTAATAGGAATGCCATAGTAAGCTGCTTCTTCAGCAATCCATTTGGCACAATTGTCCAACATGTTGGGATGACGATTCCATTCGTCAACACTCCACGAAGCGAATGCGCATAGCTCAATAGACAAAGCTACAGGATTGAACGATGACTGAGTCCAAGCCTTGTTACCCCGCTTGACATACTCGCCAATCGTATTGGACTTGTCATCAGCGCCAACATGACTCGAAGCTCCAACATCACCTTGAAAGAAACCGCCAAGTGACTCGATTGTGCGGGATCCCTCAGCGGTGTGAAGAACAATGAGCCGAACTCCACTGCCACCTCGACTGGAATAGTTGGGCGATGCAATCCATACCCGCTTGAGAGCCATCAGGCAACCTCTGGTCTACGAGCAAGCCTTTCCTCTGCCGCTAGACGCCGAGAATCTTCGGGTGGAAGATGAACCGCGTCTTCATCATCATCGAGCGGAGGAGTATGAGGATCACTCGGCTCTTCTTTTGGCTCAGGACGAGGCTGAACATCAGTTTTGTCATCCTCTTCTTCAGGTGGAGAACCTGGAGCGGGTTCCATCGGAGGAGGTGCAACTGGCGGTGGAGCCCCTTGCCCGGGAGGAGTCGGCGCTTGTTCCTCACTCATTCAAATCTCCCTTATCGTCGGGATTTTCAGGTGGTTTACTACTATGCATCCGATAACCGATGTAACCACCAAGCACACCAACTATGCCACCGATAGCAGCAATCAGAATTTGTGTGGCATTCTCGGAAAGCTGAATTTCTGGAACATTCTTATCATTGTGAATAATCTGAACAATAGTTGCAACAATAATCAACGAAACAAGTACTGCCAAACCCAAAGCTAGAATAATCGCTACAATATCAACGCCAGTTAGATTGCGACGGCGTTTATTATTCTGTTTTGGAGTAATCGGATCTGGTCAGAGGCGCCGGAGGAATGTCCGCGGGACGGAGCGGTTGCGACGGAACTCGGAAATCGCCCTGCTCTGCACGCTTCTCAGCAGTAGGGTCATCTGACTGCTCTTGCGTCTGCTCTTCATCTACCATAACTTTGTATCTCCTGGTTGTCTTGTAACCGGTCCACGTGGTAAAAGACTTTCGTTACCGAAATGAATTGCATTGTGGGTTTGCAGTGACGTCGTAATAAGATAATTAGGATCAAGGATCCATAGTTCTCCATGCTTTATGTCGTCTGGAGATATGGGATTCATATGGTGTACCAAAAGGCCAGAATGAATGTCGTACCCTTGAATACCCAGATCACACCCATTATCTCGAACAATTGCTGCATTCCGAGCTCGCTTCCACATGTGTGATCTGTAAAAATGCTGATTGAGCCATCTATCGAATCCAAACGTGCTGTATCCAACTTCCCCGCCTAATCGAAGATACTCATACCGTTCTTCGAACGTTTTTAACCGACGGAGCTCAGAGTATGTCAGGATCTTCGTCATTATCCTCAGAAGCTGGCATATCTCCTGCATATGACCGCATCGCTTTGATCGCATCAAGATATAGCTCTTCGATACGCTGTTGAGACTCTATCTGCTGCTTCTTAACTTCAAGAAGAGCGTTTTCATGCTCGAGTCTCTCTTGCTCGAGCCGTTCTCGAGTCGAACCAAGCTTAAGGAAGTGACTAATCACTTGAGACGACGCCGAACCCGCACGAATCTGCTCTTCAGCAAGGTCAGTGGCCAAGGAAATCATCTCATTTTCCCGGGCCTCCGGAGTTGTCGCGGGTTTGCGGCGAGTTTCTTTACCTTCTGACCTCCTTCGCCTCGCTGCCACGCGACTTTCCTTTCACTTTTGTTTGTGGGAAAGTCCCTCCGGGGGTATTTTTTGG